GGGCACCGGTGTACGACCCGAAGAAGGACGGCAATGTGTTTTCGTGGGTTTTAAGAGCTGCGGAAGTGTATCGGGAACGAAAGAGGACTGAGCGAAATGCCGCTAAAGAAGCCGCAGCAGAGCTTGAAAGACTGGACAGCACAAAAGTGGAGAACTAAAAGTGGGAAACCGTCTTCCGCTACTGGCGAGCGTTACCTCCCAACGGCAGCGATCAACGCACTATCTCCAGCTGAGTATGCAGCGACGACAAGAGCGAAAAGAGCTGGCAAAGCTTCTGGAAAACAATTCGTTAAACAACCAGCAGGAATTGCAAAAAAGACAGCGAGGTTTCGATAATGGCTGAAGAAAAGAAAACAGAAGACAAGCGCTCTAGCCGTACTAAGTGGTTAGATTCGCTACCAGACAACGCCATGACAAAGGCTTCCCGTGTGATAAGCCGGGCTGGAGATGCTGTTGGTATTACTCAGGAAGAGCATTACAAGGCTAAGAAATACCAAGTACCTGAGAAGACCGAGAAAAAAGCCAAGGGTGGCTGGATTAAGTCAGCTATTAAGAAGCCTGGTGCACTGCGTCAGTCTCTCGGTGTGAAGAAGGGTGAGAAGATCCCCGCTGGTAAGTTGGCTGCAGCCGCTAAGAAGCCTGGCAAGATGGGCCAACGCGCACGTTTAGCGCAGACCCTAAAAGGACTTAAGAAGTGACCACTTCCGGCACCAATAGTTTCAATTTAGACCTCAATGACATTATTGAGGAGGCGTTTGAGCGCTGTGGCGCAGAACTACGCACGGGCTATGACTTTCGTACGGCCCGTAGATCTCTAAATTTGCTGACTATTGAGTGGGCTAACCGTGGTATCAACCTCTGGACTATTGAGCAGGGGGCGATACCGATGGTGCAGGGGCAGATTACCTATGCCCTGCCTGTAGACACTATTGACCTTCTGGACAGCGTTATACGGACTCAGACGGGCGTAGAACAGACTGATATCAACATTAGCCGTATTAGCGTTTCTACCTACGCCACGATACCGAATAAGAACGCGCAAGGCCGACCCATTCAGGTTTGGATTAACCGGCAGTCAGGTGCTACATACCCCATAAACGGCAACCAGCCCAATACGACTAATACCTCAACTGGGGTCAACCCGCCAAACATTAATGTCTGGCCTGCGCCAGATCAGAGTAACTTCTACACCTACATTTACTGGAGACTTCGTCGTGTACAGGATGCAGGTAACGGGGTAAACACGCAGGACATTCCGTTCCGGCTGTTACCTTGCTTGGTGGCTGGACTAGCTTACTACCTATCTATGAAGCTACCAGAAGGCATGTCTAGGCTGGAAGTTCTTAAGATGGCGTATGAAGAGCAGTGGATGCTGGCATCGTCTGAAGACCGTGAGAAGGCTTCTCTGCGGTTAGCGCCGCGCGAGATGTTCTATTAATGCCCACCAAGTTTGCCTCTGGTAAATGGGCTATATCGCAGTGCGATAGGTGTGGCTTTCGCTATAAACTAAAGCAGCTTAAAAGCATTGTTATTAAGACAAAGAACGTAAATCTTCTTGTCTGCCCTACATGCTGGGAACCAGATCAGCCGCAGTTGCAGTTGGGTATGTATCCGGTAAATGACCCGCAGGCTATTCGTAATCCACGTCCAGATACTACTTACCGGCAAGCTGGCTACACAGGCTTGCAAATTGAGTCTAACGCTGGCCCATTAGGTAGCGGTGACCCGTCTGGCGGTAGTAGAATTGTGCAATGGGGATGGGCACCAGTTGGTGGTTCTAGGGCTAACGATGCGGGTTTGACCCCCAATAATTTGGCGCTAAGTATTACGCTTGGTTCCGTAACTGTGTCTGTCTCATAGGAGAACAAAATGGCGCATCCAGATGTAGCAAAAGACAAGAGCCTGGTTAAAAAAGCCGTGCACAAGCACGAGAAAACTATGCACCCCGGCAAGCCTCTGACTAAACTTAAAAAGGGTGGTATGCCAAAAGCTCTTATGGAGTCTATGATGGAAAAGAAGATGGGCAAAGGTATGGCTAAGGCCATGATGCAGAAAAAAGCTGGGCGGGGTCGATAATGAACAAGATGCCTACCCCAGTACCTGTAAAGGACACTAAGAATGGTTACCCGAATAACGTCCCTAATACGCAGACTGTTAAAACGCGTGGCACAGGAGCGGCTACTAAGGGTACTAACTCGTCGAAGAAGCTAGGCTAAATGAATTACGACACTCTGTTTGAGACGATTAAGGGGTACACGGAAAATGACTTTCCGAGTACCCAGTACACAGATTCCTCTGTGAATTTGGTCAACTTCACGTCTAAAGAACAGATTGACACGTTTATTCAGCAGGCTGAGCAGCGGATATACAACAGCGTTCAGTTCCCGTCGATACGTAAGAATGTCACTGGTACAACCTACGCTTCTAATCCTTACCTCTCATCGCCCATAGATTTCTTAGCGGTCTATTCACTTGCTGTTATTGATGGCACGGGCAACTACGAGTACTTGCTTAACAAGGATGTCAACTTCTTACGAGCGGCGTACCCAAACCCTAACAGCACAGGCATCCCCAAGTACTACGCTTTGTTTGGACCAACGACGACTAACGCCACACCACCCGCTATTACCAATGAACTGAGCTTCATGCTGGCCCCTACACCAGACAACTCGTACACGGTAGAGTTGCACTATTACTACTATCCGGAGTCGATTGTTACGGCGGGTACTACGTGGCTTGGTGATAACTTTGACTCTGCGTTGCTATACGGTTCATTACTTGAAGCCTATACGTTTATGAAGGGTGAACCTGATGTAATTGGTGAGTACCAGAAACGGTACGAAGAAGCTATGAATCTGGCTAAACGCCTTGGTGATGGCATGGAGCGTCAAGATGCATACCGCTCTGGGCAAGTAAGGTATCCGGTGAAATAAATGGCGTTTACTGGCAACTACACATGCAACTCTTTTAAAAACGGCCTGTTAGAAGGTGCGTTTAATTTTGACTCTGACACGTTCAGAATCGCGCTGTACACCAACAATGCAACGCTAGACGAGAACACTTCTGAGTACACAACGACTGGTGAGGTAGTTGCGGCAGGCTATACAGCAGGTGGGGAAGTGTTGACCCCCACGCAAGGGATTACAAGCGGGACTTCTTTTGTTTCGTTTGCAACGGTGTCGTGGTCTGGGGCTTTTACTGCGCGGGGTGCCTTGATCTATAAGGCGGGTAGTAATGGGGCGGTTTGTGTTTTAGACTTTGGTGCAGATAAGACGTCTACCACGACATTCACGGTGACATTCCCAACAGCATCCAGCACGGATGCTTTAATTCGACTTTCGTAAAGGAGTTTGAGATGCAAGTTAAGGCTAAGAGTACGGATATTGTTGCCGCTACGGTGGCAACTAATCAAGGGTTTGGCGAAGGCGCTGCTGGTGGTGGCGTGTTTCATTTCAAGTGCTACGACAAAGATGGCAACCTGAAGTGGGAAGACACCGCTAAAAACCTCGTGGTAAACACGGGTCTGCAGGATATGAACACCAAGTACTTCACAGGCTCTAGTTATACTGCAGCTTGGTACATTGGTCTTGTAAATGATTCCGGTTTCTCTGCTTATGCGGCTGGCGACACTTTGGCTTCCCATGCTGGGTGGACTGAGACCACGGCTTATTCTGGTGGCAACCGCGCTACGGCGACTTTCGGTACGGCTACTACTGCTGACCCGTCTGTTATTAGCAACTCTGGATCTCCCGGTGCTTTCAGTATCACAGGTAGCGTGACGGTTCGCGGGGCTTTCCTTTGCAACGTACAGAGTAATTCCAGCACCTCTGGCCTTCTGTTCTCTGTGTCTAACTTCACTGGCGGCAATCGCGCTGTGATCAACGGCGATACGTTGAATGTGACCTACCAATTTAGTCTTGACGCAGCCTAAGGAGTAGATCATGGCAACTGCTTTCACTAAAGATCAAACTGTACGTTTAAAGACCGTTACCCCCCAAGGCGCTGTAGAAGCCATGCGTATGGAAGAAGACGGTACGGTTCTTTACCGTATCTCTTGGACTGACGCCGCTGGTAACTCTCAGACTCGGTGGTTTGCCGAAGCTGACTTAGAGGCTGTGTAGGGGTAGTACTTGTTTGGCTACGCTGCCTTTGCAGAAGCTCCGTTTGCGTCAGCGGCGGGGTCTAGCTACACCGTTTCTATAACAGAACTTGCTGTAGCGCTAGATACAACTACTGTTGGTCTGACAATCGTAGCTTCTGACGTAGCAACTGCATCTGATGAGGTTTTTGGGTTAGGTGTTTTAAATGATGTTGTCAGTGAAACTGCGACAGGTACTGACGATGTTATTGCTGTAGCGATACTTATTTCTGATGTTGCAGAGGTAGCAACGGCTGTAGATCAGACAAGTGTCACTTTGACACGTGTAGGAAGCATAGAAGAAACAACCGTAGCGCTTGATTCAGTCTCAGTCACGGCTACACGTGTAGGAAACATTCTAGAAACCATAACAGGTAGCGATACAGTAGCTTCTGTTTTAATTACTACGGCAGCAATCTCTGAAACGGTTACGGGTTTAGACAGTACGAACGGCGGTATCTTTTACGGCGGGATCATACAAGAGACCAGCACTTTAGCCGACAGCATAAATGGAAACGTTACGTTAGGAACCAACGTTTCAGAATCTGTTAGTGGTTCTGAATCTTTTGTATCCATACTTACTGCGGCAGTTACTATCGCTGAAACAACGATGCTGACAGATACAGTTAGTGGTTCAGGGGTGTTTACTAAGGCTGTTGCAGAGACAGTTACCATTTCCGACGAAGTGAATAGACGCCTTTTGTGGGAGATCATCAACACCTATCAGGCAACTAGCTGGCAGACCATCAAGACTGTAAATTAAGGAACTATCATGGCGCTTGTAGTTAAAGATCGAGTTAAAGAAACTACGACCACGACCGGTACGGGAACATACACCCTTGCCGGTGCTGTAACAGGGTTCCAGTCTTTTGGTGTTATTGGTGATGGCAACACCACCTACTACTCAATAACAGACGGTACTAACTGGGAAGTTGGTCTCGGTACCTATACAGCATCTGGCACCACCCTTAGCCGGGACACAATTCTTGAGTCCTCTAACTCTGGTAGTGCAGTTAACTGGAGCGCTGGCCCTAAAGATATTTTCGTAACCTACCCTGCCGAGCGTTCTGTTTACCTCAATGGGGCCGGGTCTGCAGTAGACGTGCTAGACATTGGTACGCTGGGTGCTGGAACGATAAACGTTACTACGGCAAACATCACGGCTGGTGTGGTAACTACTGCGCCAACTAGCGACACAGATCTTGTTAACAAGCTATACGTAGACAATCTGGTAGCTGCTGGAATTCATTTCCATACCCCCGTGCGGGTTGAGTCTCCGATAAACCTTAATGCCACATATAACAACGGTACGGCTGGTGTCGGGGCTACGCTTACCAATGCAGGTACTCAGGCAGCGCTGGTTATTGATGGTGTGACGGTCAGTGTAAACGACCGAGTTCTTGTATATCAGCAGACAACACAGACACAGAACGGTATCTACACGGTTACTAACGTAGGTTCTGGTTCAACAAACTGGGTGCTTACTCGTGCTACCGACGCAGATTCTTATGTGATTGACAGCCCTGATGGGCTAAGCGAAGGGTCTACGGTCTTTGTGCAAGAAGGTACTACTGGTGCTGGTGAGACCTATACATGTAATACGTCAGGAACAATCACATTTGGTACGACCAACATTACGTTCGTACAGATCAGCAGCGCTCAGATTTATAGTGCGGGTACAGGGTTAACCCTTACTGGTACGCAGTTCAGTCTTTCTGATGTTGGTACGGCGGGGACGTATGGTTCTGCTTCGCAGGTTCCGGTCTTTACGACTAATGGTCAAGGTCAGATCACTACCGTAACGAACACCAGCATTGCAATTGCAGCAAGCGCTATCACGTCTGGTACGTTAGCTATCGCTAATGGCGGTACGGGAGCTAGTACGGCAGACAACGCACTGATTAGCTTAGGTGGTACGACTGTCGGGATAAACGTATTTAAGCTGACAAACCCAGGGGCAATTACGTTCCCACGGTTCAACGCTGATAACAGCGTTTCAGCATTAAATGCCGCAGACTTTCGTACAGCCATAGGCGCAGGCACAGGAGACGGTACGGTCACGTCTGTAGGTGGAACAGGCACTGTCAACGGCATCACACTTACGGGCAGCGTCACTACCTCTGGGAACCTGACCCTTGGCGGTACACTTACTGGAGTAAGTCTTACTACGCAAGTCACAGGTACTTTGCCAGTGGCTAATGGTGGCACAAACATTACGACCTATGCTCAAGGCGATATTCTCTATGCTTCGGCAACTAACACTTTAGCAAAGCTCGCAAAGAGCACTACAGCCACAAGATATTTGGCTAATACAGGCACAAGCAATAACCCCGCTTGGGCACAAATAACTTTGACTAACGGTGTAACCGGCACTCTTCCTGTTGCTAATGGTGGCACAGGTGGCACTACATTTACCGCCAACAACGTACTACTGGGCAATGGAACCTCGGCTTTTCAGGTGGTAGCTCCTGGTACCAACGGTAACGTGCTGACATCAAATGGAAGCACCTGGGTAAGTTCTACACCTTCAGGCGTTACGAAGGGGCAGTCTATAATTTACGCAATGGTCTTTGGACTCTAGGAGTTTTAAATGGCAAACCCGAATATCGCAAACGTCACCACCATACTTGGTAATTCGTCGCAAGTATCGCTGTCAACGACCAGTGCAACGCAGCTTGTGAGCAACGCTGCTTTAAGCAATAAAGTGTTTAAGATCAACTCTATTGTGGTTGCAAACGTAGACGGTAGTAGCCCAGCAGATATCACTATTGCGGTCTATAGCCAAGCAGCGCTAGGTGGCACGGCTTTTCCAATTGCTTCGACAATCTCCGTACCTGCTGACGCGACCCTCATCGTGACTGACAAGACGACGAGCTTTTACCTATTAGAAAACCAGTCAATTGGTGCAACGGCAGGCACTGCCAGTGATCTCGTAGTTGTTACTAGCTGGGAAGAAATAAACGCATGAGTCTGAGGTACATTGGCGGAATAATATCTGCCACGCCTCCTAGCCCAACCAGTAGCGCTGCCTCTGGTGTTTGGACATTAGAATCGCAATTACAAGCAGAAGCTGCGGGGAATTGGCCTGAGTTTTTACCGCTTTCGGTTGAGTACCTTGTTATAGCGGGGGGTGGTGCTGGCGGCGGCGGATACTACCACGCTGGTGGAGGTGGTGCAGGTGGTTACAGAACCGGTGTTGGTTTTTCTGTCACTGCGGGTACAAATTACACAGTCACTGTAGGCGCAGGTGGAACAAACTCAAGCGCTAGTGCTAGAGGTGGAAATGGAAGTGACTCTGTCTTCAGTACGATTACTTCTACCGGTGGTGGCGGTGGCGGAAACTACTCTGTAGCAAGTGGGGTAGGTCTTGACGGGGGTTCTGGTGGCGGCGCTGGCTTACCCTCTAGTCCACCGGCAGGAGGCGCTGCGGGGGGCGCTGGTAATACACCAAGCACCTCGCCGTCTCAAGGGAATAACGGCGGTAATTCAAAATCTAGTTATAGTTCCCCATATTATCCTGGTGGCGGTGGCGGTGCTGGTGCGGTGGGTTCCTCTGGGGATAGTGGCAACTCAAACGGTGGGGCTGGAACCGCATCCTCTATTACAGGCACGTCCGTAACTCGTGGTGGCGGTGGTGGCGGGGCCGTTCTTGGCGGTACGGCTGGTGCTGGGGGTGCTGGTGGTGGCGGTGCGGCTGGTACATATAGTCCAGATACAGCAGCAACTCCAGGTACAGCTAATACCGGAGGTGGCGGTGGCGCTGCCGGTTCTCATACGGGCTTACTGGGTGGTTCTGGTGGATCTGGGATTGTCATTCTTAAGTATCCTGCTTCGTACACCATTTCTAACCCCGGTGGTGGTCTTACGCTTTCAACAACGACATCGGGGCTTTACAAAATCACTACCATCACTGCCGGTACTGGCAATGTGTCGTGGAGTTAAGCATGGCGCACTACGCATTTCTTGATGAGAACAACGTAGTCACTGAGGTCATCGTTGGCAAAGACGAGGGCGAGGACGGCGTCGATTGGGAAGTTCAGTATGCGGCTATTCGTGGGCAGGTATGCAAACGCACTTCATACAATACCCAAGGAAACGTACATCTCACTGGCGGCACACCATTTCGTAAAAACTACGCCGGTATAGGCTATACCTACCGTGAAGATCTTGATGCTTTTGTACCACCACAGCCGTTTGCAAGCTGGGTATTAAATGAGACTACAGGGGTATGGCAACCGCCGAGTCCGATGCCGACAGAAGGTATGTGGCTTTGGAATGAAGACCAACAACAATGGACTGAGGTAGTCAGCGCATGAGTACTCGTTACCCTGGTGGGCTAATTACAAAAACGCCTGTTACGCCAACGCTGTCTTCTGCTCCTGGCGTGTGGACGCTTGAGCAGGCTCTGGCCTACATTAAGGCTGGCACGTGGCCTTACCAGGGGGCTTTTGACTCGTACTTCAATCAGACTACGCTACTACTGCATGGCGACGGCAACCAGGGCGCAGCTAACTTCTATAACTCTGGTTCCCCTCGGTACCTCGCATTTACTGACAACAGCAGCAACAACTTCCCGATCACGGTCAACGGGGATGCTTACGGTACGACCATTAGTCCGTATCAGGGGAACTACAGTAACTATTTTGACGGTTCAGGCGATTACTTCAGTATTGCCAATAATGCTGCACTAAACTTAAATGGAGTGGCGTTTACTGTTGAGTTTTGGATAAATCGGCAGAATTCTGGTTTAACCTACGTCACAGGAAAAAGCAGTGCGTATACGGGAAACCCAACAGGAGGTTGGAATATATGGTTATCTGACGGCGCTCCATTTGTGGGGTACAACGGTGATTACGCAACCATTCAAGGGTCTACAGCCATACCTCTTAATACTTGGGCACATGTCGCTTTGTGTGATGACGGGACAACTGCGCGACTTTTTTTAAATGGTACTCAGATAGGCAGTTCTACAACTCGTCTTACTACAGCGTCGTCTACTGAATTTGTTACAGGTCAAAATATTGTTGGTACAACTTGGGATCAAGCCTACTCAACGCAAGGTTGGATTTCTAACTTACGAGTGGTTAAAGGTACAGCGCTATATACCAGCAACTTTACACCGCCTACAGCACCGTTAACAGCAATTGCGAATACTCAACTGCTTACCTGTCAATCCAACCGCTTTGTAGATAACAGTAGCAATAATTTTGCTATTACAAGCGTCGGCAATACGAGCATCTCCCCATTCCAACCGTTCACCCTGGCGGCAAATGCTTACGGGTCTGGCTTCTTTGATGGGACTGGGGATTATCTTAGTGTTCCTAATAATGCTGCGTTTCAGTTTGGCACTGGAAACTTTACGGTAGAGTTTTGGGTATACGCAAACGGAAGTAACAACACTCACGGACTTGTTGCTGCATCCTTAACTGGATCTGGTTATTGGGCGTCACTTCTTTTTTCAGGGCTAATTTACTGGCAAAGTCAAAATGGTACAACTAATCTGTTTAGCGCGAGCTTTTCTGGATATTACGACAAGTGGACGCATGTCGCTTTTGTAAGAAATAGTGGTACAACTAGACTCTACTTGAACGGTGTTGAACAAGTAAGCGCTAGTGACTCAACAAATTATAATGGTTCTAGCGGTAATTACGATATTGGTAGAGATCAAGATAACACGGCATTTCTAAATGGTTATATATCTGATCTCCGTATCATTAAAGGCACAGCCGTCTACACCAGCAACTTCACCCCACCGACCGCCCCTGTCACCAACATCACCAACACCAGCTTACTTACTTGCCAATACAGCGGCACGGTGAACAACACAGGCTTCATAGATAGTGGGCCGTATTACTTCCCGATTACTAAGTTTGGCAATGCCACCCAAGGCACGTTTAGCCCGTTCTCTGTAGGTGCGGGGCAGTGGAGTAATTATTTTGATGGTACTGGGGATTATCAAACCATAACTTCTGGGGTAACAAACCAATTTGACCCAGGAAGTGCGTTTACACTTGAAGGTTGGTTTTATCAAACAAGCACTGCAAATTGTATTATCTTTGAAGTCAGAGGAAACACAGATAGTTTTGCAAATGCCGACGGAATTTTATATCGTTTATGGACTAATTTTAACGGCAGCTCATATTTTCAGTTCAAAAGTGGAACGGCAGTTATTAGTATTTTAGGAACCACTCCTCCAAACAACACATGGAATCATTTAGCAGTTGGTTACAATGGTACAACTACTAGGTTCTGGATAAATGGAGTTTCGGTTGGTATAAGCACCTCTTCTTATACTGTCCCAACATATAACAGGGTCACTATAGGAAACAATAATAACCAATCTGCGCCAAATCCGTTCTTTGGTTATTTGTCTAATATGCGGTTTGTAAAAGGCAGTGATGTTTATGGTGTTTCAAATACAACCATTACAGTACCAACAACACCCCTTACCGCAATCACCAACACCAGTCTACTCACCTGCCAATCCAACCGCTTTGTAGACAACTCTACCAACAACTTTGCCATCACTCGCAACGGTGATGTAAAGGTAACCCCATTCAGCCCCTTTGCGCCTACTGCGGCGTACTCTATAAATGTAAATGGCGGCAGTGGGTATTTTGATGGGACTGGGGATTATTTAACGATTGCAAACAATGACGCATTAAATCTTAGTGGTGTATTTACTTTTGAATGCTGGTTTTATCTAGAAAGAACTACTGGTATACAAACTATAGCAAGCAAGTGGGTATCTGGAACCACGGCATGGCTCTGCGATTTTTCTTCTTCCACATTTAATTTTTACTTGGCGCAGTCTGGTGCAGCAGATTCGATTAACGCCTCTTGGACGGCAACAACTGGTCAGTGGTATCACATAGCAGTTACTAGAGATTCTTCTAACAACGTTCGCATGTTTTTAAATGGAGTACAGATAGGCTCAACTATTACCAGTACTAGAACTGCCTCAAGTACTAGCCCTGTGGCTATTTGCTTTAATAATAGTGGGGTGTCCGGCGCCGGACATTTGCAAGGCTATGTCTCCAACTTTAGAATTTTAAAAGGCACGGCTGTTTACACAGCAAATTTTACCCCGCCGACTGCGCCCTTCACGCCTGTTGCTAACACCTCCCTTCTCTTAAACTTCACCAGCGCAGGCATCTTCGATCAGACCGGCAAGAACAACCTAGAGACATTAGGCAACGCCCAGGTCGATACAAGTGTTGTCAAGTACGGCACCGGCTCGATGAAGTTTGATGGGAGTGGGGATTATCTTTTAACTAACGGAGACACCAACAATTTTGCATTTGGCTCTGGTGATTTTACGATTGAGTTTTGGGTTTATCCAACAAGCGTTTCTTCGTCTGTTGCTGTTATTTATGATAGTAGGCCTGCAAGTACGCAAGGACTTTACCCAGTAATATATTTAAACAATGCAACAATAAAATACTTTGTTAGTTCGGCCGATAGAATTACTGGAAGTTCTTTATCTATAAACACTTGGTATCACATTGCAATTACTAGGTCTGGAACAAGCACAAAAATGTTTGTAAACGGAACGCAGTCAGGATCAACATATACAGACAGTAATTCATATGTAAACGCAGCATCAAGACCAGTAATTGGAGTAAGCGGGTTTAATCTAGGACTAGATCCGTTCACAGGCTACATAGACGATCTCCGCATCACAAAAGGTGTGGCTCGCTACACCGCTAACTTCACACCGCCCACACGGGCATTTCCGAATCAATAAGGAATAATCATGACAAGTTCATACAGCCCACTAAAAGTCGAACTTATCGGTACTGGTGAACAGGCTGGTACTTGGGGTACGACGACCAACACGAACTTAGGCACGGCGTTAGAAGAGGCTATAACGGGCCGTGCCACGGCTACGTTTCCTACAGACGCTAACTACCCCCTTCCTTATATTGAAAGCAATGCATCCCAAGTATTCCGTAACTTAGTATTGAATGTAACGTCCTCTGTTAACTTATCTGCTACACGGGACTTAATTGTCCCTGAAATTACTCCTGGAGTAAGTATTGAAAAACAATACTTCGTTGAGAACAACACTTCTGGCGGACAAAGCATTCGTATCAAAACCGCTACTGGCACAGGCGTAACCATTCCCAACGGCAAAGTAGCGAATGTTTACTGCGACGGCATCAATGTACGACTTGCTGATGACTTTGTAGGGATCACAGGCGGCACGATTTCTGGTGTGACGCTCTCTCTCAGCTCTCCGTTGGGTGTGACGCAAGGCGGTACTGGGTTAAGCACAGCAACACAAGGCGACATTCTTTACGCCTCAGCAAGCAACACCTATGTTGCGCTGCCAAAGAACACTACCGCTACCCGCTACCTTGCCAACACCGGCACGAGCAACAACCCTGCCTGGGCGCAGATCGACCTGACAAATGGCGTCATAAACACGCTGCCTGTCAACCGTGGTGGTACGGGAGTAGCCTCTGTAACAGCTGGTGCGTTGCTGCTTGGCGCTGGTACGAGTGCCTTTACTACCCTCACCGGCACGGTCACGGGCCAGGTTGTCTCGTGGAACAACATCACAGCCACCTGGGAGGTCGGCACTCTTGCCTCCGGCGTCAGTTCCTTTAGCGCTGGCACAACAGGGTTTACCCCCAGTACAGGCACAACAGGAGCAGTCACTCTTAGCGGTACGCTGAATGTGGCTAACGGTGGTACTGGTCAAACTTCTTACACAAACGGTCAGTTACTGATTGGTAACAGTAGCACCAGCAGTCTTTCAAAAGCTACATTAACCCAAGGCACGGGGATCAGCATCACGAATGGCGCTGGAACAATAACAATCGCTACAGCTAACCCTGATGTTCAGACCTTTAACGTTAACGGCACCTGGACAAAACCCAGCGCAGGCACTATGGCTCGTATTCAAGTCTGGGGCGGTGGAGGTGGAGGAACTGGAGTTTCATCATCGTATCAGGGTCTTGGTGGCGGAGGCGGTGGATATAACGAATTATGGATTCCGGTTTCTTCTCTTGCTGCAACTGTTTCTGTAACTGTTGGTGGTAGTGGATCTGGGAGTAGCTCTGGAACTGGAGGAACTGGAGGAACATCTTCTTTTGGTTCTCATGTAAGCGCTTTTGGTGGCGGAGGTGGTGGTCAAAACCCTAGTAGTGGACAAATTGGCCCCGGAGGTGGAGGTGGGCAATTAAGTGCTGGTGCTCCAAATTTTGGTTCTGGTAGCCCTGTGGTTGGGCCTTTTTGGTCTGGTGGACTGGGTGGATATCACGACGGAGGCGTTGCTTATCCTGGGGGTAGTACCGTGTTTGGTGGCGCTGGTGGAGGAACTCAAGCAGGGGGTTCTGTAGGGAATGGTGGCACTTCTGTTTATGGAGGAAATGGTGGTTCAGGCGGTACTGCTTCTGGTGTTGCTCCTGGCGGTGGTGGTGCTGGCTATTTAGGCGTAGGTGGTGGTAATGGTGCTGCTGGTCGTGTAATTGTTACTGTGTTCTAAATGGTGAATGATATGAATCAAAATTACTGCATGGTCAACAGTGTTACTAATGTATGTGACAACGTATGCGTTTGGGATGGCAATCCACAAACTTGGACACCACCTGCTAACTATTTAATGCTAGTTCAAGAGACAACTCCAGCAAAGATATGGCAGTTAGTTGGCAATGCTTATGAATTGGTAATTAGTGTTGGTTATGGCGGTATTGGTTTTACATGGGACGGTACTTATCTGACAACTAATCAACCACAACCCCAGCCGCCAATGACTTGATAGGAAAAACGCATGAATACCGACATCGAACTGTTAAAGATTCAGGCTCAGATCGAGCTTGACAAGTTAGAGGCCCAAGCCGCTGCCAAGGATGTTGCTGGTAAGGCGATTGGTAAACACGGGCTACCCTACATCACAGTCATAGTGGTCATCGGTGTTATTGCCAGCATCTTCTTAGATGAAGGCAAGATGGCCGCCGTGATGGGTCTTCTAGGAGCATCGCTGACCGCCCTGATCTCAATGATGAACGGGATTGCTGGTACGGCACCAAAGCAAGAGCGTCCAGAGTTTGAAGTCATCAAGACTCTTATTGACCGGTTAGACAAGCTGGCAGATAAGGCAGAGCCTATGGCAGTCACGGTGGATGGCGAGCGAGTAATAGTACGGAAGGGTGACGACGTAGTTACGACCGGAAAGGGAAAGTGATGCTACCCATTGCCGCACTGCTGTCTATCGGAGAGAAAGTTCTCGACAAGGTAATTCCCGACCCCGCTGCTAAAGCAGAAGCCCAGGCCAAGCTCATGGAGATGGCACAAAAGGGGCAGTTGGCTGAACTGGAGTTCATGGCTAAAGAGATGGACTCAGCCAGACGGCGGGAGATTGAGATTGCGGTGTCGGCTAATGCGCCTTTCATCAGCAAGGTAGTGACGCCTATCCTGGCGCTAGGCACGGTTGGCCTGACCTTTATCCTCTTTACCGTCATCATTTTTGTAGATGTCAACGCCCAATCTAAAGACATTCTGGTCTACGTGCTGGGCGGTCTTACCTCTGCCATGACTATGGTGCTTGGGTACTACTTCGGTAGTTCTGCTGGTAGTAAAGAGAAAACTAAACAGATTGACGATCTGCTTGAGAAGAAATGACTTGGTTTGACAAGATTCTGTACATGACGGATAAGGAATGACAAGATTCTGGCTATAACAGATAAGGAATGACAAGATTCTGGCTATAACAGATAAGGAATGACAAGATAATGACCCAACTGACCAAGAACTTTAGCCTAGCCGAGATGACCAAAAGTGAGACGGCGTTGCGTCATGGTCTTGAGAACAACCCTGGCCCAGACGAACTGAACAACCTTTTGAACCTCTGCGCCAATGTATTGCAGCCTATCCGTGACCACTACCAGAAAGGCGTCAAGGTCAACTCGGGCTATCGCTCGCCAGATGTAAATGCTAAAGTAGGGGGGTCTAGAACCTCGGATCACT